CCCCGGGCGGGGCGGATGGTGCGTTTCCCGGGGGCGGTCTGGGTGGAGGTGGTTTGGGTGCGTTGGAGTGCCCAGGTGAGGGCGCGGCTGACCCAGGCGTCTCTGGAGAGGTGGAGGGGGGCGCGGCGGGTGTCGATGGTGTCGCGGAGGTGGCGGGGGACGCGGACGTTCATCTGGACCCGGTCGTCGGGGTCGTTCATGTGCGGGAGCGTAGCCCCGAACTGCTAGCAGGTGCTAGCGGCTGCCGATGAGGTAGCCGACGAGGACCCACAGTGGTGCGGCGAGGAGCACGAGCGCGAGCACGTCTCCGAGGCGGTGGTGCCCTCGGTGCTTGTGGGTCATCTAGATGCTTCCGTAGGGGGCGAAGTCGGGCAGGGCGTTGGTGCCGTCGCGGCGGCCCCACAGGTGCAGGGCGCGGGCGTGGATGTTGACGTGCCGGTCGGGTGGGGCGAACACCTGGTAGGCGTAGCCGCCCCGGGGCCAGGCTGCGGCGTGGAGGGTCACGAGGTCGTCGTAGGTGGGCATCGCCAGTCGGGCGATGGAGGCGTGGACCCAGTCGTGGCCGTCGTGGTCGGCGCACGAGACGATCACCGAGGAGGTGCCGTCGCGGGACTCCATCTGCCAGCCGTCGGGGCCGAACGGGCGGGGGACCAGCCACTCGTCGCGGCCCATGATGCGGCGCAGCGCCAGCCCGTCGATGCTGCTGGTCATGCGTCGTCCAGTGCGGTGGGTCGGTAGGTGGCCCAGTCGTTGAGGGACGGGTAGGTGCCGTGTGCCTCCACCCAGGCGAGTGCCCACAGGTAGGCGACGATGGCGCAGCGGACACGTTGGGCGGTGGGGGCGTTGTGCTCGCCCAGGAAGGCGAGGTCGGCGGCGACGAGCGCGCCCGGGTCGAGTCTCACCGCTTCCATCCGTAGCAGAGCGGGGCGCAGGTGTGGGCGTCGCCGCCGTGCTGGTCGGGGGCGGGCAGCCCGAAGCCGTCGCAGCGCTGGCACCGGCAGGGCAGCCGCTTCCCCACGATGGGGCCGATGGCTCCCTCACAGGCGCGGTGCCGGTTCCCGGCGCAGGGACCACACAGGCGACGTGAGGCGGTGGCAGCGAGCACGGCGACCAGTATCCCGAGAACGGCGGCGAGGGGGTCAGGTGAGGGGGACGTCATGGCGGCGGGCGGCGGCTCTGATGTGCCGGAGGGTGTCCCCGGCCTGTCGGATGAGCGTCAGGTGGTCGGGGAGCCCAGCAGCAGTCGCGGCAGCCACGGGGGTGTCGCGCTCGTCGGGTGCGTCGGCGAGCGCGTAGGCGGCGGCGTTGCGGACCTCCTCCAGCAGCATCTCCAGGGTCTCGATGCGCTCCACAGCCTCCGTGTAGAGGTTGAGAGCGTGCCCGGAGTCCATCCGCCACCACACGTTGTCGTCGTCGGCGTACAGCCCCCGAAAGACCGCGAGAGGTGGGGTGTGCGGCCACTCGTCGGGGTCGACGTTCCAGTCGATGTCGTCGGTCATGGCAGCACCCGGAGGCGGAAGGTGCGGTCGTCGTGGGTGACTTGGAGGACGTCGGTGTAGTCGCCCAGCGCGTCCACCTCGGGTTGGACGTCCAGGTGGTGCTTCCACAGGATGCCCAGCACCAGTCCGGTGTGCAGGGCGTGGGTGACCCCGGCGAAGTTGGGCTCGTCGTCGTCGTGCATGGTGCTCCTCAGAAGGGTGGGTCGTCGGACTGGACGGCGGGTGCCGACCAGGGGTCGGCGGGGACGTTCTGTCGAGCAGACTGCCCGGGGCGCGGGGTCTGCCACGGGTCGTCGTACGCCGCGCCGGGCTGCACGCGCTGCCCCTTGGGCTCGCCGCCCGGGATGGGGGCGACGGTGGCCCACTTCAACTCGATGGACGTGCCCTCGGTGCCGTCGGAGCGCGTGTAGGTGCGGGCGAACAGGAGGCCGTTGACGAGCACCTTCATGCCCTTGCGGACACGTTCGGCGACAGCCTCGGCCTGCTGGTCCCACACGGACGCACTGATCCACGGCGTGCTGTCCCCGTCCTCCCAGCCGGTGTCGGTCTTGCGGGACTCGGTCGCCATCAGCGACACCGAGCACACCGCCTTGCCGGAGGGCGTGAAGCGCAACTCCGGGTCGGAGCCCACACGGAACTCCCCGGTCAGGTTCGGCAGTCTCACGCGTCCCGCTCCTTGCGGTGCACGACGAGCGTGAAGCCCGCGCGGGCGGCGAACATGGTGGCGTACTCGATGAGGGTGTGGATCTCGTTGCCCGAGTGGAACAGGTGCTCGGCCTCGGCGCTGTCGAGCCCGAACACCTCTTGGGCGTAGGTGGCGATGTTCTCCAGCCTGCCGTCGGGGGTGACGCAGTAGTCCACGTTGGTCTCCTCCCCGGCGTGCCCGAGGTGGGTCCACTGCACCATCTGCGCGCCCGCCAGGAGCGCCCCGTTCCCGGCGAGGCAGCACGCGGACGAGCAGGACATCTTGACGGGGCGGAAGGAGTGCCCGCCGACGTGGATGAGGCCGCGCTGGGCGACGCCCCTGCCCCAGGTGTTCTGGTCCCACTTCACGGTGTCGCTCTCGCGCCCCGCCCAGCGGAGGTCCTCATCGGTCGCGGCCCACTGGACCGCCTCCTGCAACATGAGGAACTGGTCCTCGGTCATCGTCGTGCTCACAACAGTTCTCCTTCTATAGTGGCGGTGTCGGTGTCGGGGTACTTGGGGAACGGGAAGCGCACCACCTCCCAGTCGGGCTCCTCCCAGGTGCCGGTCCAGGCTCCCGTGCAGGCGCGTCCGCACTCGTGCAGCGGGTCACCCGCCTCGACGTGCCCGGGGGGCTTGACGCAGGTGCAGGCGGCGCAGTCGGCCCCGCAGATGGCGCGGCCTTCGTAGGTCGGCTCGTCGCTCACTCGGTCCCCTCCATCGGCTGCCCGGCGACGAGCAGGGACGCGGTGTCGGGAGTGAGCCCGTGCCACGAGCCCTCCTCGGCGATGTTGAAGGACAGCGTGCCGCCGCAGGTCTCGTCGTGCTTGACGGCGGTGCAGGTGACCTCGACGCTCGCCCCGGTGCGGAGGATGAGGTCGGACTCCCAGCCGGACTTGGCCTGGTTGACGTAGACCCCGGTGAGGGCGTAGGCGCGGTGGCCGTCGGTGATGAGGTCGCCCTCCACACCGCAGCGGTCGCAGGTCGCGGTGGCCGAGTAGACCGCCAGCGGCAGCGCGGGGCTCATCGGGCGACCTCCGCGTAGATGGCGACGCGCTGGGCGACAGTGAGCACCGACGGGGCGGCGTCGGGGTAGGTCGGGCAGTCGCGGTGGGTGTAGTGGCCGTCGCAGTCGTAGCAGCGTCCGGTGGCGTGGTCGAACATGGTGGCTCCTTTGGTTGGCGGGTCTGTGTCTACGACTATACACGAGTCCCGTGGTGCTGCCTAATCGGTCTGCGGCGGCGTGTCGTCGCCGTGCCAGTTGCTCTCCAAGTGGTCCGCCATCTCACGCAGCGAGGCGATGCACCGCTCCTTCGTGAGCGCCGCGTGAGACACGAGGTTCATCTGGCCGTTGTCCTGCAACGTGAGCACCAGGACCGCGTTGTCGAGGCGCTCGTGGATGAGCAGCATGTCGGACTCCAACGGCGCGGTCACGACTCGACCTCCTCGGGGTCGGGCGGGCAGAACCTGTCCGCGAGTCGTTCCAGCGCGTCCGCGATGCGCTTGACGTCGCGGGCCTGGTCACGCATGGCACGGAAGTGGTCGACCTCGTAGCCGGTGATGTCACTCATCGCGCGCCTCCGTGGGGGCGAGCGTGAAGCCGTCACCCTCGGTCATCCGCGTGGGCAGCATCACGTGGAACTCACAGCCCGGCTCGGTGCAGGTGTCGTCGTCGGGCAGCCGGGTGCCGTCGAGGATCCACTCCGCGACCTCCAACACGGCGAGGTGGTTGACCGCCGCCAGCGGCGAGCGGGTGCCCAGGATGGAGCGGGCGGCGATGAGCGCCTGGACGCGCTGCTGGGCGTCGGGGGCGAGGTCGGTGGGGATGGGGTCGTTCATGGGGTGACTCCTTCTGGTGGGGTGGTGGCTCTCCACACGCGGGCCATGCGCCCGGAGAGGAGGGGTCGCTTCTCGCCCGTCCACTCCACGAGGCCCAGGACCTCTAGTTCGTGGCGACGAGTGCGCAGCCCGGACGGGGACTGCGGCAGGGCTTGGTGGAGGGGGTAGGCGGCGACCATCGCTTCGTCGGTGCTGGGGCCGAGTGCTCGCAGCGTGGCGAGCACAGCAGCCTGCCGCTTGCGGATGTGGTCGATGGAGGCGGCGGCGTCGTGGGAGGTGTCCGGGTCGCTCGTCCGGGCCACCGCGTCGGGCTCCCACAGCGGCAACTGGTCGGGCGACTCGGTGCAGCGGCAGGAGCGGACGGTCACCTCCCGGCTGGACACGGGGGAGCCGTGCTGGTTGAGCGGCATGGTGCAGCCGCGCCGCTCGTCGTGGTAGCCCCACGGGTGGTGGCAGCCCGGGCAGTAGTCGCTCATCCCAGCGCCCCCGCCGCGTCGAGGAAACACGACACCACCAGCCGCTCCGGGAAGCCGTTGGAGTCCACCATCGAGTCGTCGGGCATGCCGAGCAGCGTGCACGCGGAGAGGAGCAGCCGCAGGTCGGTGAGCCGCTGCGGCTGCTCCAAGGTGAGCCGGAGGATGGCGCGCTCGTCGCTCATGCGTCCGGCGTCCAGTCGAAGTATTCGCGGGGCTGGTGGGTGAACTGCAAGGTGCCCTTCACCCCGTCGCTGCGGCGCACCACGACCACGTACGGGGCGAGGAAGCCGACGACCTCGAAGTCCCGCACCACCTCGGCAGTGGTCCAGGTCTGCTCGTCGCTCACAGCACGGTCACCGTGCGCATGGCGCGCCGCAGGAGTTGGTCGTAGGACTCGGACTGCATCGCCCACGTGTTCCAGCGGGTCGCGTCCTCGGGGTGCCCGGCGCGGCGCAGCCCCTTGGCGACGGCTCCGATGATGGCGTAGGCGTTGCCGTCCTCGCCGCTCAACTGGACCTCCACCTCGGGGTGGGGCTTGGGCTTGGTGCTGGTCTGCTCGTCCATCTCGTGCTCCTTGTGTGGGTCGTAGCGGGTCGTTTCGGGGGGAGAGGGGGACGGCGGGCAGTCTCAGGGACCCGCCGTCCCCCGACCGGGCGCGCTGGCTCCCCCCTCCCCAGCGCGCCCGGGGTCTGTCAGACCGACAGCAGGTCGGTCGCCTTGCTCTCCAGCGCGTACGCCTCGTCCCCGTCGGTGACGGTCTGAGAGTAGGCAGTGATGGCGTTGGTCACGCCGCCCAGGGTCATCTGCCCGCCCTTGATGAACTGGCCCAGCACGCCGTCGATCTGCTCGGTCGTGAAGCCGAGGCGCTTGGTGTGCTCGCGCACCTCGTCCACCGTCTCCACGGGCTTGCCCGCCGCGACGTTCCACCCGTCGATCACCGTCCGCATGTACTCGACATCGAGGAACGTGCGCACCGCGTCCGAGGTCTTGGCGGTGATGAGCGCCAACTGGCGCTGCTGGGTGTCCTCGGACCAGCGGACCAGCCCGTCGTCCATCTTGCCGCCCAGGTGCACGGCGCGCATGGCGTCCTTGGTGACGGTCATGCCGTTGCGGCAGACCTGCACGACGAGTCGCGGCGTGATCGTGAACGCCCCCCCACCCGTCTCCGAGTTGCTGATCTGGAAGCCCGCGAACAGGGTGGGGTTGTCGTCGCCCGTCTCCCCCGTGAAGGGCGAGCGGTAGCCCCGGAGCAGGTCGGGGGCGAGCGCCTTGACCTCGGGAGCAGTGACGCGGACGACCATGCGCCGCTCGGTCAGGTCGGCACCGTCGATGACGACCTCCACCCCCGCCTTGGCCACGCCGTCGAGCGCGGCGGTCAGAGCGTCGAGGTTGTCCATGATCGCGTAGGAGTTGGACAGCAGCGCGCGAGCGATGCCCGGCTCGTTCTCGTTGTCGGGCTTGAACGTGCGCAGCAGGAAGGAGCGCGGGTCGGCCTTGTCGGGGTCGCCCCCGCCGTACAGCCACCCGTTCACGTTGGCGTCGTAGAGGTCGGGGCGCTCGGCGCGCATCCGGCGGACGTACGGGAGCGGGATGTTCAACTTCTCGGCGAGGCCCTCATCGAACACGGCGGTGGGGCGGTAGCGCCCGTCGGCGCGAGTGACGCCCTCGTCGGTGAGGACGGCGGTGGACCCGGCGACGGTGATGTCGGCGTTGTCGGCCCACAGGGTCGTGGCGGGGGTGACGAGGTCGACCTTGCGCGCCTGCTGGTTCTTGAGCATGGCGGCGAGGTCACCCAGGTCGGCGTTGCGAGTCGTGATGGTCATGCTGGTTCTCCTTGTGTGGCGGGTCGTCGTGCGCTCGGTCGAGCCCACGAGTGTAACTATACACGACCGGGGGGGAGCGGGTCGCACCCCCCCGGAAGATCAGGCGGTGGCGGGCGAGAGGCCCGCCTTGTCCAACTCCCGCAGGGCGCGGGTGCTGGCGTCGGCGACGGTCAGACCGTACTGGGCGGCGACGACAGCGAAGCGCTGCGAGCCCAGGCCCAGGTCGCGGGCGACGTTGCGCAGCGTGATGTCGATGAGCGCGTCGCGGCTGCGGACCGGGGTCTCCACGCGGTCGAGCACGCGGGCGATGCGGGCCTCCCGCTCCTCGTTCTCGCGCTGCTCGCGGGTGACGTAGGTGCCCTGCTCCTTCTCGACCGCGATGGCCTTGGTGCGGACGTCGCAGTAGAGGGTGGCGGCGATGTCGGTGCCCACGCGGAGCAGGTGCGTCTCCTCGCACTTGCGGCACCAGCGGAGGTAGGTGGCACCGTCGGCGACGGGGTTGGTCGAGTAGCGGACGCGGGTCTTGGTGCTGACCTCGATGACGCCGCCCTTCACGAGCGCGATGGTGATGACGCCCTCGGCCCGCTTGTAGGCGGTGGCCATGGTGGGCTCGATGGGGGCGGACTCGGTGCCCGCGTACGCGAAGCCGACGCGGAGGTTGAGGGACTTGGCCTGGATGGTCTTGATGCTCATGGTGGAACCTTTCGGTGGCGGGTCGGTGTGTGTTGCTCTGTGTCTACGACTATACATGCACACCGGCGGGTGCACAAACTGATGTGGTGGTTCAGGGTGTGTGCTGGGTCACAGCCTTCGATCCGTCGTCGTCCAGCAGCCACCACCGCCCTCCGATGAGCACCGGCACCGTGCCCGGCTCGTCCTCGGTCCACGACACCAGCCACCCCGCCTCCCGGGACTCGACCTGCTCCGCGTGGACGGCGGCATGGCACCACGGGTGCAGCGCGAGCAGGTTGGACAGACGGTCCCCGCCGACCGTGCGGCGCTGGCGGTGGTGGCGCTCCATCCGCCCGCCCAAGTCCTTGCCGCACTTGTCGCAGCGCTGCCCGGAGCGTCGCAGCAGCGCCAGGGTGGCGTCCGCCCACTCGGCGGCGACCCAGCGCGGGGCGTCGCGGCGGCGCGGGGTGCGGCGGCGCTGTCTCATGCTCGGCCCAGCAGACCACGACGCCCGGACAGCGACGAAGGCTGCCCGGGCGTCATCTGTGGGTCCGACCCGCCAAGGACGGGAACCACTCCTCCGACAGAGGGAGGCGGCATGTGCGCGACTGTGAGGAAGCGACTGCCGTGCACAGCGTAGCGGGTCACGACAGGTCCCCGGGCTCACGGGGTCCGCCGATGATCTGGACGGTGACACGGCCCCGGGTGGTGGTCGAGTGCTCGTCCGGGTCGATGCCCAGCGCCCGCAGCACCCCCACCCGCCAGTAGCCGATCCCGGCGGCGTCGGTGAGCCAGCGCCGCACCTCCCACGGGTCGGGGATCTCGCCCTCCAACTCGGTGAGGTGCTTGTCCAGCACCAGCCCGGCGAGGGACTCGTGGTCCCACTCTTTGCGGTTCTTGGCGCGGTGCACGGCGACCACGCCCACCCCGGGCACCTCGACGTCCTGCCAGATGCCCGAGGCGCGGCGCTCGGTGATGATGTACCGCTCCAACGCCTCCGCGACCGCGAGCACGTCGGACACCTCGTGCCGGACGTGCCGCAGCAGCAGCGCCGCCTCCTCCCAGGTGAGGTCGTCCATGTGCTTGCCCACCACGCCGTCGAGTCGTTCGATGGCCTGCCCGACGCGTTGGAGGGCCTTGGCGAGCGCCTTGCGGACTGCTGGCTCCTCGGTCACTTGCGCAGCACCGCCGTCACGATCCACCCGGGCTCCTCGGGCTCCCCGGGGTGGCGGGTCTCGCAGGGCACGCAGAACGGCGAGTCGGGTCCGTCCGTCGCTCCCGAGCAGGGTCGCCGGGAGCCGTCGGGCGCGACGATCACGCAGCAGCACGTCCACGACCCGACCCGGACAGGCGGCTCCACCGTGCTCACCTAGGGCTCCCTCGGCTCGGGGACAGCCGCCACGGTGACGTCGGCGAACAGGTGCCACACGTACGGCCCCATCGTGAGCGACCCGATGTGCTCGCCGTCGCCGTCGAGCGGGTGCCCGGTGCCCACGATCCGCACCCAGCGGGTGAGCGCCTGGGTCTGCTCGGACTCGACGGTCCACACGGTCGGCACGCTGTCCTGGGTGGCGACGAGCGCCACCACTCCCGCGCCGATGGGCTGGGCGTCCGCCGTGAGACGGAGAGGCCACTTCAACACCCGGCGAGTCACGAGCCCTCCAACGTGTCGGCGGCTTCTTTGATGTGGGCGGCAGCCTGCCGGAGGTCACCCTCGGCGATCCGGGTGAGCATGTCGCGCCTCTCGTCGTCGTCGGTGTAGACGGCCTCGGCCTTGCACCACTGGGCGTTCTCCATCCGCTCCTCGGCCATGCTGAGGAGCGCCTCGGCCTGGTGGACGCTCTGGCGGCTCACTCCGCGACCGCCAGTCGACGTCGGCGCGGGGTGGGTCCCCCGGTCATCCGCTGCAAGGCTGCGAGCCGGAAGGTGGCTCGGGGCACCTTGTGGCCCGGGCTGTCGAAGTGGCCCTTGGCGAGGTAGCCGTCCACGTAGCGGTAGCCGTTCTTCAACACCTCGCCGCGCGAGTCGAGCACCTGCACCCGAGTGGTCTCGCACGACGAGCACAGCAGGGTCCGCTGGTAGGAGCGGGACTTGGAGTCGTAGGTCGCGGTGTACGAGGCCCACGCGTGTCCCAGTTCGCGGCAGTGCAGCAGGTTGGCTTCCAGGGCTGCCGCCCACTCCTCGGGGTTGGCGTAGTGGCGGGCGTCCTCGGCCACGGGTGTCTCCTCTCGTCGTCGTGCTCGGCGGCTCATTCGATGCCCTCGGCGCAGCGGCGCGCCTCGTGGATGCCGCCCGCCTCGTAGGCGGTCTCGTGGGTGGGGCAGCGGGTCATCAACTGCCCCAGGGGTCGGTTGGTCCAGCGGTGCTTGATGACGGTGCCACCCGGCCCTTGGTAGGCGCAGGTGGTGACCGAGCAGTACCCGGCCCGACCTAGCGCGACCGGCTCCTCCCACGAGAGCAGCGGGCGGCAGTCGGGGTCGGGGTCGCCCTGCTCGCGCATCCGGTCCTCGATCTCCGTGACGGTCATCCGAGGAACTCCGTCGGGCCGGGCAGGGTCTTTCCGTCGCCCTGGTGGGCGTACTGCCACAGCGCCTCAGCGGTGCCGCAGGACGAGCAGATGTAGGTGGCGTTGTCGTAGCGCGAGAGCGCTCCGGGGTAGACGCCGCGTTGGACGTCGTTGGGGACCCCGCCGCCGCAGCGCGGGCAGGGGCCTGCGAACTCTGAGGACGTCGGGTCCGACTTGGGGTCGGTCGTGGGCATGGTGGTTCCTTTCGGTGACGGGTCGTCGTGCTTGTGACTATACATGGGGAGGGGGGCGAGCGTACCCACCCCCCTCCCCCGGGGCTCACCGGCTGGCGATGAAGGCCCGCTGGGCGGCAGCACCCTTGGGGTACGGCCACCCGTTGTTCGTGGCGCAGATCTCGCCGTAGCCGATGAGGGCCGAGACGTGCGCGGAGAGGGTCTGCCCGCCCAGGGTGCGGCAGCAGTTGATGCAGATGTTGTGGCTGAGGCCGATGCGGGCAGCGTCGGCGGCGGTCATGGGGACGAGGCCCTCGGCGGCGAGCGAGCGGCCCACGCCCGGCGCGTACTCCCACGATGCGCGAGCGCTGCCGTCCCAGTCGCGGGTGACGGTGAAGCGCTTGGCGTAGGTGGAGGTGCCCGCCTTGTTGGCGACGACACGGAACGCCTCGCCGTCCTTGACGTAGAAGCCGACCTCGGCGGGAGTGTTGAGCGCGGCGGCGTCGCGGTCGGCCTTGGCGCGGTAGGCACGCTCGTCGTCCTCACGCTCGGCGCGCTGGATGGCCTCGGTGTACTCGCGGGTGGTGGAGTAGTCGGGGCAGCCCCCGATGTGCTGGGCGGCCCAGGAGCCGTTGGCGGCCTTGGCGAGCCAGCCACCCTCGGCGGCGACGCGGCCACCGCAGTCGATGCAGGTGGCGGGGTAACGGTTGGTCTTGCGGGTCATGGTGCGCATGGTGTTGCTCCTTGTGTTGGCGGGTCGTTGTCGTGCTGTCTACGACTATACATGCACTCCGCAGTGAACACAAACTGGCGGGAGCAGCGGCGCGGGGCTGTGGACGAAACCAGGACCCCGCGCCTCTCTCCTCTACGGCGTGCCGAGCACCGCGTCCACGTCGTCCAGGATGGCCTGGACGCTGCCCGGGGTCGCCTCAGGTGTCAGGTCGACCAGCGCCACGCGCGGGTCGATCCCGATGAGGTTGCCGATGCTGATGGCGGCGGCAGTGAGGCTGCGCCGTCTCGTGGCGGCGTGCGGGCTGTTCGACAGCGCCTGGTGGGCGCGGACGACCTCGGAGTAGGCGTCCCGGATGATCCGGTTCTCCCACTCCGCGATGAAGCCCTCGGGCTGGGTCGGGTGGATGAGGAACCACGCCGAGTCCGACCCGGCTCGTCGCGCGTACAACGGGACGCCCCGCTCTCGGAGCCAGCGAGCAGCCATCTGCCGTTCGTTGCGGGTGCCGCTGGGGAGCGCGTGCGCCCGCAGCCCGTGGCCAGTCTTGGCTTTCTCTGCCACGGCTCGGAGGATGTCGAGCGCGTGGTCCGAGACGCGGCTCACGACTGCACCCCGCTCAGGTCGTTCGGGACGCCCGCGTCGAGGTCCAGCCACGTCATCGCGTGGAGCACCGCCTCGCGGAGTTCCTTCACCGCCATGTCAGCCTCGGCGATGCGGCCCTCCTCGCGGAGTTCCGCCACCTGCATCTTGACGTCCATCAGGTCGCCCGCGATGCGGAACGTGACCTTGCGCCACCGGGGCGTCGGGTCGCCCGGAGCGTGGCTCTGACCCAGCGGCGACAGCCCAGCGCCCGCGAGCGTGTCGTTCATCTGCCGCTCCACGACAGCCTCCCCGACCTGCTTGAACGCCTCGGGGCTCATCCCCTTCACGACGTCCTCGACCACCTCGGGCGTGAGGGACTGCCCGAGCACGCTCGCGCCGTGCTGCTCCACGATCCTCTCGATGGTCCGCTCCGCGCCCTTGGTGGACGAGTAGCCGTCCGTCCCGGTCCGGGTCGGCGGCCACGGCATGTCCGGCACCTCGTACGTGTCGCCGAAGGTGACGGGCTGCGCCTTCCCCGCCTTGATGGCGTGCTCCCACGCGTCGCGGTAGCGAGTCACGGTCACGTCGGTCAGCAGTCCGACGATGCCCTTCTCCACGAGCGCGGTGACCGTCAGGGTTCCCATAGATCTATGGGAACTCGGTCGCGGTCCCGGCTTGTCGGGAGCGGGGCCGACGAGCGCGTAGACGAGCGCCGCGCGGTCCCACTCCTTACTGGTGACCAGCGCCCCGATGGACGCCAGCCTCTCGATGGCGGTCGCCGCGTCCTGCGGCAACCGGTGCTGCTCTGTCATGCGTGTCTCCCTTGGTCCCCGACCTGCCCGTGTGGCGGGTCGGACAGTCGACTATACACGCGGGCGAGAGGGCGCACGGGAGAACCCCGAAGGCGGGGTTTTGTCGAGAATCCGACAGATCTAGCGGATTCCCGTCAGGCCCAGGGGTTGGCGCTCTCGGGCTCGGCGGCGGGGGTCTCGGCAGCCTTGTCCTGCTGCTCGGCGGCGACGAGCGAGGCGACGTACGCGCCGATGGTCTCCGCGAGCGCGTACATGGTGTCGGCAGGCTGCCGGTCGAGGTCACCGACGCTGATGCCGCCGTGTCGCTCGCGCCACTTCGCGGTGACCTCCTCGCGGGTCTTGCCGACCTGGGAGGCGTAGTCGTCCAGCCGGGCGAGTGAGGCGGCGGTGGACGGGCCGTTCCACGCGGGCTCGGCGGGGGCCTCGTGTGACTCGTCGTCGTGCTGTCCCGCGCGCGAGAGGATCGCGGCAGCGGCCTCGGACTTCGACCACAGGTAGGTGGCGACCCCGAAGCGGAGAGCGGCGTTGCGGATGGCGTCGCCGATGGCCTCCTTCACCGCGTCGCCGCCCTGCCGGTTGGTGGCGTCCCCGTACCCGAGGCGCGTCACGCCCAACACGGTGAGCCTGATCCACAGGCCACCACGGCTGTCGAGCAGGGGCAGCCCGAACTGGTCGGTGGCGACGGGCTCCCACGTCCACGACGGGTCGACCTCCAGCAGCCGCATCGTGACTCCGGCGTGCCCGACGTAGGACAGGTGCACGGCGGGCAGCCCGTGCCAGCCGCCGCACTCGCGGCAGTTGCCCTTGGTGGCGTCGCGCTTGGTGGGCTTGGGCAGGGACTCGACCTCATCGGCGGGGAAGGGCCGCGCGAGCGCAGCGAACGACTCCGGGGTGGCGGGGTTGGGCGGCAGCGGCTCCAGGAGCCCGAACATGCGTTCGGCGTCGTCCCACGACAGCGCGCGGCGGGTGTCGACGTCGCGTCCCAGCGCCACCGACAGGTAGTCGAGGACGTCGGCGCGTTCATGGAGCCCGAGCCGGGAGCGCAGCAGCCCGTGGAGGTGCCGCATCTGCGGTTCGCTGATGCCCTTGAAGTCGTCGTCCCGGGGGACGTTCGACAGGTCGGCGCGGGACTCGTCGGGCGGTGGGGTGGGGGCCGCTGCCTTCTTGGCGGGAGCCCTCTTGCGGGTGGTGGGCTGGCGGGTCGGCTCGGTCATGTGGTCGCGTGCTCCTTCTCGTGGGTGGTGGTGCGGGTGGCGGCGTTGATGCCGTACAGCGTGACGGGTCGTCCGCCGGGCTTGGCGGGCGGCGCGTGGAAGCGCTCGATGTCACCTCGGAGCATCAGGATGCGGGCGGTGACGGCGATGGGGTGCGTCTCGTCGCCTAGGTCTGCGGCGACGTCGCGGCAACGGTGGAAGCCGGGGTGTTCCTCAAACCAGGCGAGCAGTCGAGCGCGTCGGCTGGCTGGGTCAAGGTCGTCCTTGGCGGGCACAGGTCTGTCCTCTCTGTGGGGTGGGGTTGGGTCGGACAGTCAAGTATACACGCGACAGCCAACGACACGCCGGGGGCGCTAGTCTGTCTCGCACACGTCCATAGAAACGCTCCCGCGCTGTGACGAGCAGCCGGGAGCATGACCTGAGGAAGCCAGGTGCATCAATGCTAGAGCACCCCCCCGACACAACGCATCCGCACCAGTTCACGATGGTCGAGGATGACGTCCTCGACGCTCTCGACGGCGACCACGCAGCAGCGCACCTCGTCGCCCGCATCAAGTTCCGGGCAGGCAGCGACGGGTGGTGGACAGCGACACGCGCGGAGGTGCTGGCGGACGCTCGGCTCACGCCAGGAGTGCTGCGCCGTCTGCTGCCCATGCTCCGCGAGGCGGGCTGGGTCGAGACGGAGCGGGTGAGGCCCTACGACCCGACTCTCCGCTACCGGGTGCTGAATCCGCAATCACGGAGTGTGGAATCCCCCGCCTCAGTGAGTGCGGATTCGACACCACCGGATGCTGAAAGTGCAATCACTGAGGATGCTGATTCCGCAACCACACTGTCTAGTAAGAACGTAGAGAACAAGAGCAAGAACACAGACACGCGCCAGCCCACGTTGGCGCTCGTCGTCTCCGGCCAGCCGACGACAGCGGAGTGGTTCGACCAGTGGTGGCGGCACTACCCGAGGAAGGTCGGGAAGCGGGCAGCGGCCAAGGCGTTCGCTGCTGCTGCCAAGCGGGCACCAGTCGAGGACATCTGCCGGGGCCTCGGTGCCCAGTTGCCGACCCTCGCGGCGATGGACCCTCGGTACGTCAAGCACCCGACGACGTGGCTGAACCAGGACTGCTGGGAGGACGACGTGGCGGTCCTCAACCCGCCCAAGCCGAACCCCTGGGCCGAGCAGCCGACGAACCCGTGGGGCGCTACTGTCGTCCGACCCGACCCGCTGCCCAAGGAGTTGCACTGATGGACGAGCACGACATCCGCCACCTGATCGGCCAGCGGATCATGCCGCTGGACAAGTTCTTCAAGGCGTTCACGCCCGAGGAGGCAGCGACAGTCGTGGAGGGCTGGACGCGGCTGCTGCCCGAGGTGCCGGTGGCGTTCGCGGAGGACGTCGTGACCCAGCACTACCGCAGCGAGACGCGGAGCATCCAGCCCGCCGACCTCGTGGCCGCGTGGACGTTCCTCCAACAGGAGCGACGACGAGCCGACCAGATCGAGCGCCGCCGGTCGGTCGCCACGGCGGACGACCTGCCCGGCAAGCCGCCCTGGTTCGATGAGGTGCGACGTCGAGCAGCGATGGTGGCAGCGACCGCGCGCGAGGAGGGACGCGACCCGACGGCAGCCGTGGCAGCGATGGCGTCGCCCGTCCGACCTCAGGGCATGGCCGGGCCGCTCGCGGAGGGTGCGACGACGACGGCGGAACTCCGCGCGGGGCTGCTGGACCGGCAGTGCAAGCACGCGAACATCTGCGCGTGCGACCACGTCGAGTGCCGCGACGGGTGGGTGGACGAGGAGGTGGTGATCCGCCGCCGGGGCAGGCACGTCTACTCGGCGGTGGTGCGGTGCGTCCACTGCTATGACGCGGCGGTGATGGCTGAGGAGTTGGCTCCGAAGAAGCCGAAGCGGCGTTGGCAGTGAGCGACACGCTGCTAGGAACCTCAGCGACGAGAGCCCGGCGCACCTATACACTCGGTGCCAAGTACCAGCCACCGGGAAGGGGTGGAGGTGACCATGATGATCGCCAGCCGCGAGCAGCAGGCCGCTCTCCTCAGCGTCCGCTGCACCTACTGCCAGGCACCGCCTGGCCAGTTCTGCACGTCCCCGCGCTCTCGTCGGCGCGCGTGGAGCGGTGCTCCGACCGTCCTCACTCACCTCGACGGTGCCTCCCACGAGGCCCGTTGGGTCGCCTCCGGGCTCCGGGAAGGTGCCTCATGCTGACCGCCGCCCTCACCGGCCCCACCCTCGACCGGCTGGTGGTGATGGCGCAGGCGTACGACATCGAGCCCGACGTGATGCTGGCCCGGTTGCTGGACCGTGACCAGCACGACCACCCGCACCGCTGCCCAACGTGTGCACGGCATGCGGCACGCGAACACCTGAGACTGCTCGCCGACGAGCAGCCCTCACTGTTCGTCGGGTGAGGGCGGTGGGCGCTACCTACGGTGGCGTCCACCGTCTGCTCGCGGAGCAGCGTGGCCCCGCGACCGCCCACGACTGCTCGTGTGGTGCTCCCGCACACCACTGGGCGTACACCGGCCCCCGGGAGCCGGGGGAGCGGTGGCCCTTCTCCGAGGACCTGTCGCAGTACGTCGCCATGTGCCGCCGCTGCCACAGCCGCTACGACCGGAGCGTGGTGAAGGCGATGAAGCGGCACCCGGACGACCCGCTCCTGTTCTAGCCCGCCAGGCACACGTACATGGTGACCTGCCCGCCGGGGGCGTTGAGGATCAACTCCCCCGGCGCGAACCCTGCCGGGCAGACCAGTTCCGTCGAGGGCGGACCGGGGGGTCCACTCGGACCCGCTGGCCCCGGAGCGCCCGGCTGTCCCGCCACACCCGCCACGCCCGGCGGACCCTTCGGACCAGGCGGACCCACCACCCCCCGGGGACCGGCTGGACCACGAGCACCAGCCTCTCCTCGTTCCCCCTTCGGGCCCTGCTCTCCGCGCTCGCCCTTCGGTCCGCTCGCACCCGCTGCTCCTCCCGCTCCGACTGCTCCCGCAGGCCCGGGTGGACCGGCGGGTCCGACGTCTCCGGGCGGACCCTGCTCGCCCCGCTCGCCAGCCTCCCCAGCGGGTCCGGCCACACCCGGGGGACCAGGGACACCGGGGGGACCCTGCTCGCCCGTCGTACCCCCCTTATCGCTTGGCTCTGGGGTGCTCTGGGGCTGGGCCTGCGCCCCCGTGACAGCGGCGACGAGCGCCGCCGTGGCGAGCACGCTGGCCAACCCGAACCCGAGCACCGGGCGGGACGTGATCGCGTCCAGCAGGCTCACTCGACCACCCGGCGTCCGCGCTCGGTGCGGCCCGCGAGGAAGCCCGCCAGCAGACCCAGCAGCGTGTTGATGACCGACCCGATGGCGGCACCCGCCTGCGACGTGTCAGACCCCGGGTCACGGATCTGGATGACGGCGATGGTGACCGTGGAGCCCACGATCACGAAGCAGATGGTGCCCGCGATGATGAGCAGCAGCAGGTCCGTGGTGGGGCGGTCCGAGAGCGGAGGCACGTCACGCCTTGACCAGTTCCAGCCTGCACGTCAGAGCCTTGTGGTCCGACGCCCCATGCTCAGGACCCCAGCCGCGCGTGATGGAGTCCTTGTGCCGCAGGTTGGTCGCCACCCAGATGATGTCCTGCACGTGCCGGATGGTCAGGCCCTCGTCGTCGGCGACGTCCTTCACGTCGAAGTTCGCGTCCAGCCCCACCACCGGCTTGCCCAGTTTGTCGAGCAGCCTCCGCAGGTTGTGCACCCACTGGTCGAGCCGCTGGTCTTGGAACCGTGGCGGCGGCGCGTGCCCGGCGACCGGGTGGCACACTTTCCCCGTCTCGCGGTGCGTGATCTCGGCGTAGGCGAGCCACCGGGCCAGCATCCCGTCGGACCCCTTCACCTCGTCGCAGGCGAACCACAGGGCGTGCTCATCCACCCGCCACACGTCGGAGTCCACGGCGATGCACGAGCCCGCCTTCGCGTCGCTGGACGTGTTCTGCAACGACTTCCACGACCCGGGTAGCAGGTCCGCGAGCCGGAAGTCCTTGGCCTCCTGGAGCATCATCACGGAGCCCCACTCCGTGATCTTGCGGACGTACTCCTTGTTCTTGCCGCGCGCGAAGTCCATGTTGGCGGTGGTGAAGCCCTCGACGGCAGCCATCACACGTGCTTGGCGATCCGCTGCCACGTCTCCCGCAGCACCTGGCGGGCAGGCTTCGACTCGGTCTCGCCGCTCGGGGTGGTGACCTGCATCTTGTCGGTCCACACGCGCTCGGCTGCCTCGTTGTTGTTCTTGGCCACCTCGTCCGCGACGATGCTCCGCAACTTCTTCCAGTCCTCGTCGTTCATCTCGTCCTCATCTCCCAGGGGCAGCGTGACCCCGTTCAGGTCCCCGGTCCACCCGAGGTACTCATATCCCCAGGTGCGCTCCACCCAGGCGATGTCCTCGTCGGACACGTCGCCCGACGAGTGACAGTCCGTCCCCCGCTGGCCCTGGTGGTGGACGTCTCCGATCACGATGTGCCCGTAGTTGCCGCCCCGGTAGAACAGGGGAGCCCCGTCGGGTGGTGTCCGGTCCCCGGGGTGCTTGTCCCGTGCCCCGTTCCACGCCTCGATGGCGGAGCCGTACAGGGAGTTCACCTCCCACCACGTCCGCACGTACTTCAAGCACATGCCCACCGAGCAGGAGCCTTGGTCGTGGGCGTGCCCGAGCGCCTCGGACGGGCCGCTAGCCACCATCGCGCTCCACCTCCTCAGCCGCCCGCCGCAGCACCGACCGCACGGCGTCGATGCGCAGCCGCAGGTCCCCGGGGTCGCCCTCGCGGGTCGCCAGGTACATGTCGACGTCGGAGAGCAGCAGCCGCGCGACGAGCAGCGCCCGGCGCACGTCGGGCGGGGCGTCGTCCTGACCGCCGGGTGGTTCCGGTGGGGCGTTGCCGAGCAGCGACACGGTGACCTCCTCAGGTCTTGATGATGAACCCCAGCGCCAGGTAGGGGTTGGTGATGTTGACGGGGGTGGACGCGCCGACGCTGCCCGACTGTCCCGCGTGGGCCGGGAACCCCAGGGCGTGCGTGTGCACCGCGCTGATGCCGGAGGTGGAGACGGAGTGGTTGTGGAGGCCGTCGGTGGAGGTGGGGATGGTCTGCGCGATGACACCCGACCCCCGGTAGAACCCTTGGCTGCGGACGTTCTGCGTCCCGGCGGCGACGCCGTGGTTGTGCCCGATGGGCGCGATGGCGTCGGAGGTGTACCCGCTGTGGGCGTGGTCGCTGGACACGTACCCGGTGTTCAGCACTCCCCCGTGGCCGTGGTCGAAGGTGTGCGTGTGGGCGGGCATCTGGTTGGGGACGAGGGTGGAGGTGAACGACCCGCCGTCCGACCCGAGCGGGTAGAGGGCGTCCGCGCCCATCGGCAACTTGGCGACCATGTCGGGGACGTTGAAGGACGACCCGGCTCCCCCGTACGTGGTGCCGATGGCGGCGAACAGTTCCGGGTAGGCGGTCCGCGAGTACGCCGCGCCGTCACACAGCAGCCACCCGGCGGGGACAGCGGAGGGAGCCTTCGACGCGAGCCCAGCCGACGCCGCGCCGTGCATAGCGAGCACGCCCGGGGGCACAGACTGGTACTCGTCGCCGCCCAGCGCTCGCACCACGAACGGCGAGTTGGCGGTGCCCGCGCCGTCCACGTCCATGCCCTCCCCGCCCTGGATGACGCAGGCGCAGCGGGCACCCAGGCAGTCGTCGTCGCAGCCAGCCATAGTCGCCTCCTCAGGTCTTGATGATGAACGCCACGGCGGTGTACGGGTTGAGGTGGCCGATGGGCTGGGACGTCCCCGGTCCCGCCCCGGACGGTCCCGCGTGAGCGGGCACGCTCACCGCGTGGGTGTGGTTGGCGTTGATGCCGTACGTGGTGACGGAGTGGTTGTGCAGCCCGTCGGTGGAGGTGACGAGCGCGCCCGAGTAGGGCGACGAGTAGCCCGCCCCGCCACCCGCGCCGCCCGCCGACAACCCGACCCCGTGGTTGTGGGCTCCGGCGTCGGAGGTGATGCCCCCGTGGGCGTGGTCGTTGGACTCGGAGCCCGTCCCCAGGGTGCCGCCGTGCCCGTGGTCGATGGTGTGCGTGTGCGGGGGCAGCATGTTCGGGGCGAGGGTGTGGGTGAGGGTGCCGCCGGTCTGCCCCAGCGGGTAGGTGCCCGCGAGCGCACCCAGCGGGAACCGGCCCGCCAGGTCGGGGACCGCGAACGTCGTCGCCCCGTCCCCGGCCCCGTAGGTGTCGCCGATGATCCCGAACAGGGTGGCGTACGTCGTCCGGGACACCGCCTGCCCGTTGGCGACTAGCCACCCCGACGGCACCGAGGAGCCCCCGTACATGACCACCGTGCCCGGTGGCAGCGTCGACCCGGGGGTGCCCTGCGCGGAGACGACTATGGGATTCTCGGACGTCCCGACCCCGGTGACGGTGACGTTCTGGCCCGCGACGACGACGCAGGTGCACTTGTCGCCTGAGCAGCCTGAGCACCTAGGCATGGCGTGTCTCCTTCGGTTGGGTCATGGTCTCACTTTCGCTAGGCGTCGGCGGGGAACGAGATGCCGTCCAGTGAGTGCTCTGAACCGAGCCCGGACGGGCCGTAGTAGGGGATCACGGAGGAGTTCGCGTCGATGTGGATGCAGGCGAAGCCCGAGGTGCTGCCCCACGACACGCAGCGCAGCCCGGACGCGAACCCGTGCTTGAACCCGGCGGGCAGGTTGAAGGCGGGGGTGCCGTACCCGCTGCCGTTGCGGACGGTGCCGCGCAGGTAGACGATGCCGTTCCGCTTGCGGTACGACACGGGCTCGGTGTAGACCGCCCA